CCCGACATCGACCTCGTAGTTCGGATAGCGGTCGCGCACGTTCGAGGCTCGGAAACTATCCCTCAGCCGGTGCGCGGGATGATCCTTTCCAACATAAGTGGCCTGTTCGATGCGGACAACGAGATAGGCAGCAGCGTCCTTGAGGGCCTCGCCGATCTTCCGCTTCGCCACGCGCTCGCTCAGCGCCTTCAGCTTGGCCTCGCACTGATCCAGACCTTCAATCGTAATCGTCTCTTTGCTCATGCGGGCAGCTCCCGACACATCAGTTCCAACGATTCATGCCTGCTCTCGAAGTCGATGAGAGCGTCAATCAGATAGACGTGCGTGTTATAGACCACCTGCATGGCAGCCGTCACGTCGGTACGGTAACGGATCGTAATCTTGCAAGATACCTCGCTCTGCGCCTGCTTGGCCGCGAACAGCGCCCGCCCAGTGAGAGGTTCCACAGCAGCGTACACCGTTGCTACCGTTGTCATGGTCGTCACCGGCTGTCCATACGCGTCTTGCGTCGTGGATGGCTGCTGGATCGTGACTCTGCGGTTCAAGCGGCTACTGTCCATTATAAATGCCAGCGAAACAGATTCAGGAGTGCATCGACGGCACGTGGAAGGGCCGCGACCTGCGCCCGCGTACCGGTGATCACCGAACCGCGTTCGTCATACCAGTCCTTGATGAGGAGCAGCATGACCTGGTTCAGCAGGAGAGGCACATGCGTGACATCTCCATAGCCCGCCACGAACGTGACAGTGATGGGATAGCCGCTATCGGAAAGAGCAGGCCAGCTAAATGTCGATGACGGTTCGATGGTGCCAGGGTCACCAGGCGTGACGACATATTCGGTCACCGGCAAGGTCTGCGATACACCGGCGGGGTCAAGATAGGTGATAACAGCTGACTGCAATGGCGGCCGCGGGACAGTTACCCTGCCTTCGCGCGCCCACGAGCCACCAAAGAGCGCCTGCCAGCTCGGATGTTGCCATGTCCAGGTCTGTGTCACGAGTGCCCGTCCCGTAGTCTCTTCAACATAGGAGCGGGCCGTGGTGATGAGCGAGGCAATCGCCCCGTTCTCATCGTCCGTCTCTATACGCGCCTGTGTTCTGGCCTGGTCCAGCGTGACTGGTTCAGCAGTCGGCGCTATCGTCCGTAGCAGGATGTCGTCCATGTTATGCGCTCACAGCCTTCGCGGCAGCCGCAATCTCGGCGTCCTCGTTGACGGCAAGGAAGTCGCGGACGTACTTCGGATTCTCGGCGAAGACCTCCGAAACGGTCTTGCCCTTGTACTTGCCAAAGGGAAGAATCGGATCGTGCCGCATCTCCGTTGCAGGAGAGAGCATGGTTGTCTCGACCGAATCCAGAGCCACGGCGTAACCGGCAGCGATGAACTGCCGCGCCTGGACGTCCGGACACTCGCAATCGCCCTGCCAGGTGCCGTTCGGTCCGGCTGCTGTTGACTTCATGCGTATTCTCATGGGTCCTCCGAGGGGGCGGTGATTGGCCGCCCCCGATGCCATTACGACTAAGCCGACGCCAACTGCAGGCGCACAAACGCGAGTGCGTCGACAGGTCCAGCGGTGGTGTACTTGCGCCCGATGAACCCGACTTTGCCGTTGCGGGCAAGCAGCTCGTTGAGGCGCTGGATCGTGAGGTCCATCATGTCGGCGATGAGATAGCCGCGGTTCCAGTTGACCAGAGCGCCAACGTAGAGGTTGGCGGTGAAGGTGTTCGGGCAATACTGGGATTCATCCACCGGGAAACCGTCGATGACATCCGGAGCACCTGCCAGGAGAGAAGGATGCCACAAATAGGCGCCCGTGGTGGACTCCTTGAACTTGCTGATGGCCTTCAGTGAATCGCTGTGGAGCAGCCACCGAGCGCCGGAACGATACTGGGGCAGCATGGCGAAGCGAGCGGCACGGAGCGTGTCCGCGGTGAACTTCGAGGCGACCGCGACTTCGCTGACAACATCGCGGGAGGTCGGGATTGCGCCCGTTCCCGAAGTGACGAAGATACCGAGCGGCTTGTTGGAGCTGCCGTCGCCAGTCATGTACGCCTTCTCTTCGGTCACGGCGAACTTGAAGGCCAGACGGTCGGCGACGATGCTCTCGGGAGAGAGAGCAGCCGTCCGCAGGAGCTTCATGCTGACGTCGATTTCCTTCGTGAGCTGCGTGGGGGTGAAGTCCCTCTCGGCAAGCTGGGCACTGGCATCAGGCGTGATGGTGCCAACTTCCGTGGTCCAGTCCGCGTCGGCGAAGTCAGTCGCCAGCTGAGGGAAGCCAATGGAGTCCGAAGACGTGACCGGCACCACCTGGGCGAACTGACGCACGAACACCGCATTGTCAAGAGCCTTCAGGAGACGGGCGACGAACTGCACGGGTGCATGCAGATAACCACCGTCCGCGTCCACATCGTTGGCAAACGCGGCTGCGGTACGAGCCTCGCCGGTCAGGTAGGACCGGAAGGCCTGAGCGTACTGCTTGGAGCTCCGGCGCTGGAACTGAGGATCCACATCTGCGCCGGTGAGCTTGACGCCACGATACTCGGCGGCTTCGCCCGGGGCAGAATCGCGGTGGCTCGGATCATCCTTGCCACCTACGACTGTCTCTCTCAGCTCCTGCAGCTGTGTCTCTTCAGCCCTGAGTGCGGCGTCACTGTCCAGGGTCTTCTTGAGTGCCAGCGCATCAGAGACCATCACATCGTACTGATGGTTCTCATCCGCCGTCAGTCCGCGCTTCTCCTTCGCGGCAAGGTCAAGCAGCGCACGCGCCTGGCCGACAAGGCCAGCTCGTTTCTGCGCCAATTCATTCTGTTCTGTTACAGTCATGTCGTTGTCCTTTCGAGGGGATTACCCCTCGATGTCGAGCAAATCGAGCTGCTTGCGGCGCAACTCATCAGCCGTGGCATAATCAGACGTGCTATCGTTTGAGTGCTCCTCCTGGAGCGGCTCATTAGTCACTGGTACAGGTTGCACGGCGCGATGTTCTGCCAGGATGGCCTCCGCAGAACGCGCAGAAACGTCGGTGGTCGGATAAGCAGGGAACGTCACGGGGCTCACGTCGAATAACCGCGCCTCTGTGATGGTTCGGACAGGATGCTCGGCGTCCGTCTCATCCCACTGTTCCTGGATCGACTGAAAGGCAAACGACATCTGGTCGATGTCCCCGCGCTTGACGGAGATCATCAGATCACGCCCGACCGTCGTCTCTGGCATGGAAATTTCCGACAGTAGGCCTGTCTCATCCTCACGCAACTTGAGCGTTCCTGCCTTCGTGCGCCCCAATATCTTGTCCGGATTGTGATTCAGGAGCGCCCGCACATCGGCGTTGTCGGCCAAGGTCTTTTTGAACGCCCCGGGCGCGATCTTCTCGCGGAACCAGCCGCCAATGTCGGCCACCGTATTGAACACAGCCGCATGACCGACAAGCGTATTGCTGTCGTCAACAGTCCTGACCTCAAAGCCAAATGCTCGGTACTCCAACTCTGCTGTCTTAGGCATGATTTACCCCCGTAATCTGCGCTTCGACTGCATTCATGATCTCTGTCGCAGTCGTCGCCGGCGAATTCTGCGCCCGCTCGGCATACCAACTCTCGAGGGCGTGCAATGGGTCTCTGCCCTCGAGTTGCGCCTGTTGTACGCAGGCAGTCACCTGAGACGCCATAGACAAGCCGTACTGCCTTGCCTGGACTTGCGCAAAGGTCTGTACGGTCAGGTCGTCCACGTTGTTGCCGTTTCCGAGTGCTCGGATTTGTGCAAGGATAGGAACGGACAGCCGCTCTGCAACGAAGGTTGCAAGTGATGTAGCGGTGTAATTCGCCAGCCACGCGGTAAACCCTGCAACGTCGCTTCGCGCAAGAGCTTTCCGCGCTTCGGTCAGAATGTCGGCGGATTCTCTCCTACGGATATGGTCACACGCGTCCTCAAACACGGGGGCGATGATCGACCGCGCCGGTGCCGGAACAGCAACCTGTCCAGCTGGCAGCATGTTCATAGGAGTCAGGTAGATTTCGCCCTTGCCGTCTGGCAGCGGGTTCATGTTCTCGAGAGAACGGATGTCGTCCGCAGAGAACCAGCCCCACTGACGCGCCACAGCATAGGCAGCATACCTGCTCGCCATGTCGCCGCGCATGAAAGCGTCCATCTTGAATTCGGCAAAGTACTTGTAGGTTGGGAACAGCATCCGGTTGAGTTCCTGCTCCCAGCGCACAGCCCACGGCATCAAAGCGTCGGTCACAAACTCCATTCCCAGATGCTCCACGTTCGAGAAGGTCGCATGGACAAGATCGTTGATCTTGTGCGCCGGAACCCTATACCATCCGGCAATCTCTGACCGCTGGAACTCCCTGGTCGCGAGCAACTGCGCGTCCTCGGCATTGAGGGCGATGCTCTGGTACTTCAACCCGCCATCGAGGACAGCAATCTTGTGCTGGTTATGGCCGGAGTGCGCATCCACCCATGCCTTCGCCATGTCAACCTTCTTCTTTTCATCGGTGATCGGCGCGTCCGCTTGCAAATAGCC